GTGATTGTGTATAAATTATTTATATTAGGAATATCATCAACAACATTTTTTACAATATGTTTTCTTTCTAGAGAAACAGTAGCAGGACCAATGAAATATTTTTTACTTTGCCTTCTGTAAGCCATATTATCTTCCATGAGTTTTTCTTTAGAAATTGGTTTTCTATCTTTTTTATTTTTTGGAATTTCATCTGAAAATGTTAATTCTATATATTTTTTTGTAACTTCATTTTGTTCTGGATAGGATATGGGATAATTGGAATCTTGCATTCCAGATAATATTATCTTTATTCCACCTTTCATTTTTTTGTATATATCATCTACTAAAAATTTATTTGATTTGCTAGTAGTTCCATCAAAATCGCTCCAATTAGGTGTTCCATATGTTTCAGGAACTATCATTAACCCGGAATTTACCTGTTGTAATTCTTTTATTTTATTTTCAATATAATTATAGTTTAATTCCAGTTCTATTTCATAATGAGAGTTGTTTTCAAAAATACCACTATCTTTAATATGATAGTAAGGAACCCATATTAATCTATTTCCCACTTTTTTTACAATAGGTTCTTTTACGACACTACAATCTATTTTAAAAGGGAAATCATCATTTACGAAAGTATATCTTTTTATATATCTAAAAATTTTAGTAGTATCTTCCCATTTTTCGATTTCTCTTTTAATCCAGTTGCTAGTTCTATCATCAGTTAATTCTTTTTTATTTTCATCAATAAAATTTGTTTCAACTTTATAATTGATTTTACATTGATAATTATCAATAAAAATTGGGTCCAAAGGAGGTGCTTTATCTTGTGTTTTCGTTTCAGGATTATATCTAGTTTCATCATTTTGTAATTTTCTAACTTTTTTGGTTATGAATATATTTTCTTTTAAATTTCCGCCAGTATCCGTTATAGATTCTGTTTTACAATATTCACTTACAGCACTAATACCATTAACTTGAAATCTTAATGAAGAGGTAGTGGTTCTACCTTGTAAGTTTTCAGTTCGTTGATTGATATTTAAATAATGATATCCAGCATCAGTTTCCATAGTCCAATTATTTGATTTAAGTTTATTTATAACATTATCAAAAGAAGTTTTTGATATTTTATTAAACTTTCCAACGCCAAATATAATTTCAAGTTCATCAAGGACATCATTATTACGCAATTTATTTCTATACGAAGAGTATATCCATTTATCCAAATATTTAAATAATTTTTCAGTCGGAGAAATTTTTTCTTCGGAGCTCATATATATTATAATTTATATTATTTTAATATATATTCAATTTATTAATTTAATTGTTCTTGAATTAAACTATATAACTTTTTCTTTGTGAATTTTTTTTGACCTTCAAATTCAAATTGTATTTTTAATTTTTTACAAATATCTTGTAGTTCTCCTTTTTTATAACTAGATAATGTTTTTAGTGGTTTATCGATATTATCAACAACTATTTTATTTCCTTTAATTTCATAATATTCGGGGTCTTTTTCTTTTATCCATACACCGTGATTATTTATATTCTTTTTTATATAACAAGTTTTCCAAGAAGGGTCAAATATTTTTTCATAAAATAATATTTCTGTTGTGTAGATAACATTAAATTTCAATACAATAGCTAATCCTATTAAAGTTTCAAATGTTATATTGGCATCTACAGATAAATTTCCTTCCACATTTTTTAATTTTATTTTTTCATTTTTTAAAAGTTGTTTGTTATTTCTTAGCAAAGGAACAAGTAAAAATTTTTCATTTTTTTCACTAGTAAATTTATTATTCGAAGAATAAATAACATCCATACCTTTTATAAAAACATTTATACACCAAAACAAAGTATCACTAGAACCTTTTGGATAATAAAAAAGATCTTTTCTACCAATATTACTATTTGTATTATCTATAATCTTTTTCTCTTTGTTATTAATAGTTGGAATATTATTCAAAATATTAGTAATATTTGCGTTATTTAACATGTAGCAAGATAAAGAACTTAACATATTTTCTGTATTATTCATTAAATAATAAAGGAAATATCTATTTAATACATTTTAATATATATATTACTTTTCTTCGTTAGAAAAAAAGTTTTTTTTGTATTTTTTTTTGATTTTTTCTACATCATTCAAAGTCTTTTCTTGTTTATTTATATATTTTAAAAATTCATTAATTTCTTTTTGTATTTCTGGTGATAAATTAGATATATTAATAAAACATCCATTTCTATTTTCAGAAACATTAATATTATGCTTTAAAAAAATTTCAAGAATTTTCTTGTGATGTATATCATCTATATTTTCAATTCTTTTTTTCAAATCCAATAGGTGTGCACTCATTTATATTCATATAAAAATTATATTTAAGTTTTTATTTTATATTTAATTTTTTCATTCCAACTATTTTATCCAACTCACCCAATATTGAAACAAAATCATCATTTAATTGATATCTAATACCAATAACCTTAGCACTTATCATATCATTTTCTTTTGCTTTATTATAAGTATCGTTTTTTGTATGATGTTCTCTAGCAATAAATATAGTTAATGGAGATTCTTCGCTATCAATTATAGCTCTAATTCCAGCCTTTGTTTTATTTTTAACTAAACATTTTATTAACATACCTTCACAAGGCTTACATATCAAACATTCAAAAGAAACAACAAAGTTTACATGAGAACCATCAATTACTCCGGCAGAATATGTTATTAGTTGTATTGATTTATTTTTTATATAACCTTCTGTAGAACATTTTCCTTCTAAATTATTTTGCAGCGAAACTAACAAATTTTTTTTTAGATTTCCTCCTAGTAAATCAAAAGACAATACTACTTTTCTTTGTAATACACTTTTAATATATATACCGGTTCTTGATTTCTTCCTCGAAGATGAATTGCTTGATGCCATAATATAATTTAAATATATAATTATATTTTTAATTCAATTAATTATAATTATATGCTTTTTATTTGAATAATTAAATCATCTAGATTTTTAATATCATTCTCTTTTTGTATTTTATTTACATCATCAAAGGTATAATTATCTCCTTTTATTGATTGTAATTCTTTACCCTTTTTTATCTTTAATTTATCTTTCTTTAAATAACTAGGAAACTTAGATATATTAAACAATACAGAATTCACGGAATTAACAAACCATATTTTTTCATTGTCTCCTTCCTCTTCTCTTAACTGATAAAATCTATATAAAAGTTCTATAATTATTTCTAATAGATTATCAATATTTGGAATATTTTCAATTCTTTCAATTTCTTCGTCTTTCAAATCTTCGCCTATAAATAGTTCATCATCATCTTCATATTCATTAGACTCTTTTATATCTATATATAAATTCATCAATCTTAATTTTCCACCTGCTATTTTATTTAATTTTTCTCCTTTGCTTATGTTAGATATATCTTGAATGTATTTTATTTTGAATATTAGTTCTCCATTTTTATTATGACTTAATATACCGATTGTTTCTTGTTTTTCTAATTTTATTAAATCAAAATTATATAGATTTCTTGCTATTTTTGTAAAAGATTCGTCGCTCATTTTCTTTTTTGAATTACTCTTTGTTTCTAGAGTTTTTTTTTTGAAATCCGGTAATAAATAACTAGTATCTATTTTGTATTTTTCAAAAAAATTATTAACAATCAAAGACAAATTTTCCGAAAGTTTATCTTTATTATCAAATAATATACGTTTTTTCCTTATAGAAAATTTTTCAATGATAGAATGAAAAGCTATTTCTCTAAAAAGAGCGTGATATTTTTCTTTAATAAATGTTTTGATTGCTAAATTAATGCAACTATAAATATTTTTACATTCTTCTTCTGTTGGATTATAAACAGTCAAATATAACTGTTCTATATTTTCAATAATATCTCCATCTTTTGTAAGATCAATTAAATTTGATGTATAACTATATTGAATATTATCTGGTTTATAATAAAATGGAACTTTTTTAGTATATAAAGATTCAATTGGCATTTCTAAATCAATTGGATGAAAAAAATATAAATTTCCAATTTCAACGATTTTACCCTTTTTACCATATATATCTTCTAAGAATTGATTGCTTTCTGTCATTAAAAACTCTATTGCTTGATATATTTGTGAATTGGTATAATTTGCTGAACCTTTTACATAAGATAATAATTCGGATTTTGTAAAAACATATCTTTCTTTGAATAATGATTTAATTCTTTCAATTATTTTATCAATACTCATAATAATAAAAGAATAATCAAAAGTAGTTGAATCGCTAAAATCACCTTTAAAATCATCTACATTACATTTATAATTACAATTTTGATAATCGCATATTAAAGAATTATTACGATGACCGATTTTAAAAGTATTTTTGACGTGATTTGCCGATTGTTGATAAGAAACATCTATCATTACAGTTTTATTCATAAAATCTTGAGATAGATTTTGCTGACTTTCATTTAATACACAATCTACAGAATTTTGTTTCAAAACTCTTGTTACATTTCCTATTTCTAATGCTTTCTTTTCTGCTAATCTATAAACATATAAATCAATAATTTCAGTTTCATTATCAACATATGAACCGTGTAAGAATATTAAACAATTCCTTTTTTCAAACTTTAATTCACAATGAGATTTATATCTAATGCCTCTGCCTTCTATTTGTCCTGTCCTATATAAATTAAACCAAGGTTCTAATATATGAACTTGTCTTACATTTTTGAAATCTAATCCTTCAGATGCTGCCTCTGATATTATAATTACTTTAATTAATTCGCCTTTTTTATTTCTACTAGACGTACAATCAATATAATTTTTTTTATCATTTTTTGACAAGTTAGTATCACCTGTCAACATAATATAATTACCTTTTTTATCATTTTTAGTTACATGATCTTTATGTAAAATATTATCTTCATTATATTTGTCGAAACCCATTTCTTCCAAAGCACAAGCAAGAGGAACACAACCACCAGCAATAAAATTAGAATACAAAATGATAATACCTTCGGATTTTTCTATAATATTCATAATGTTAAATATTTTTTTGCTATATAATTTTAGATTTTCTCTACTAAATAGATTTTTATATATACCAGATTTGTATTTTAAGTTTTTATATTTTTTTACTTGCTTTTCTGTAGCGTTAAAACAATTTATCAAACCTTTAATACCGGAAATTTTAGTGAATATAGCATCCGTTTCCTGGTCGGTATCAAAATCTCTATGTGGAAAACAAAAATTAGTTAATTGCAATGGTGTAGTTATTAATGTATAGTTTAATGATTTTCCTTTGGCTCTAAAAACATCACTTGTTTTATTCAAGTATTCAATATATTTACTGTAATATTTCCATTGAGTTTCTTCCATATTATTCATAAACAAGTCTAAATTTTGTATTGTATTATCAATATCAGCACCATTTACCTGTAATTTGGGATAATAATTTTCATTATCTTCCATTAATTTTTTAAATGAATTTTCTTTTATTAAATTTCCATCTGGTAAATTAATATCATAAGGATATAATCTAAATGGAAATGAAAAAGGGTCTTCTCCTTGAAGAGAACTGATATATCCGGTTGATTTTTTTATTAATAAGTCTTCACCATTTTCAGTAAAATTTCCATCGCTATCAAATATATCACTAACAGAAACAGTATATCTATTATCATTTCTATTTAATAAATTTAATATCCAAATAATTTCAGAATAGTGATTAAACATAGGAGTTCCTGTAAGTAATAATAATTTCATATTTTCAGTATATGTCACCAAATCAAGGAAATTTTGAGAAGTTTTTTTTAATCCTTTTATTTCACTATCAGGTCTAATATTATGAACTTCATCTATAATTATTAATGTGTTGTTAAATCGTTGTCTAAGAGCTTTTAATTTATTTTTTTTCATATCTTCAATTGTATCAATTTTATTTAATTGAAATTGTTTTACTACTTTGCTAATTTCATTGGAAAATTCAACATATCCATAAAATTTATAGTATTTTTTGATAAGTTTTTTAATTTGTTTAACAAGTATTTGCTTTGCTTCTTCTTCATCTAATTCAGAATATTTTGAATCTTTTGTAAATACAATTTCATTAATAAAATTATTTCCAGCACAAGATTTAATATTCCATACGCCATTTGTTCTTTTTAATTTAGTTTCATCAAATAGCTGTAATTTATAACCTTCTTGAACTTTTTTATTAGCAACTATAATGATTTGTTTATCAATACCCATTTGTTTATAATAAAATCTTTGTTCTTCTGCTACATTAATAGAAGAACAAGTTTTGCCTGTTCCCAAACCATGATAAATGAGTAAGCCATTATATGGCGTTTGTAAAGACATAAAATTTCTAATGAAAACTTGATGAGGAGCAAGTTCAAATTGTTTATTTTTACACATTTTATCTTGGACTTTTATAATATTTTCAATATCTTCTTGAGTTTTTTTATTGTAAGTTGTATTTTCAAATTCTTTTTTAAGACTTATTTTTTTATTAAATTGTGGGTCTTCTAATAATGGATATAAAGTATTATATTTTTCTGTTTTATTTAAACTTTCTCGTTCGATTTTTCCTTGCAAATAAGAAATTTTTTATATCTTTTATCATCATAATTTGATTTATCGGAATTAACATAAGATACTATTTCTTCTAATTCTTTTTTATCACTACAATGTTCGTCATTTAATTTTAATTTTAATTTTTTCCCTCTACTTTCCTTACCTTTTTCTTTCTTTTCTTTCTTTTCTTTCTTGACTTTCTTTTTTTTAGTTTTTTTTGAAGTTTCTTGTGTTTTAAAAAATGGATTATCTTTATTTTTCAAATATAATTGTTTTATTTCTTCTAATCCTTCTTTACCTTTCCATTGTTCGTCTGGATTTTCAGCAGATTCAATTAAACCTTTTTTTGTATATTTAAATTTACTTTTATCATCAATATTTCCTTTCAAAAAATCATTTATATTGCTTTTTGTAATCCATAGTTTTTCATAATCGAAAAAATAAACTTCTTGATCTCCTAATTTTCTTCCAGGATAAGATTTATTGAATTTTTCTTTTTCTTCATCATCTTTAAATTCAATCCATTCTTTTTTCATTTCGGTGCCAATTTTGCGAGTATTGAGTTCAAATCCCCTGGGTTTATTTTTTGTTTCAATACGAATTCGTAAAAATATAGTTTTAAGTTTTTCAAATAATTCTGTTATATCATCTTCTTGATTTGACATTTATATATTATGAAAACAAACTATATTTATGTAAAATTTTATCAATTCTTTTAATTAAATCTTTTTTTTCTATATTATAAGGTCTAATAAGTGATAAACATTCGTCTAAAGAAACCCATTTCATTTTACTTACTTCACTTTTTTGAAAATTTAACAAATTTCTTTCATTCATCATGTATGCCAAATAATATTTGTGTTTATATGATTTAAAATTAGAACCCATGAAAACTTCCTCAAATGGTAAAACATTTTTGATAATAACAAAATCATTTTCGTGAAAACCGGTTTCTTCTACAAATTCTCTAGTAGCACATTTAATATCATTTTCTTGATAATTTCGTCTTCCTTTGGGAAATCCCCATTCTGGATAAACCCAATTTGTATTACTTGTTTCGATTAATTTATTTAAATCATATAATTCATTATCAATATAAATACCATCTTTAAGCTGTAAAAGTTTTTGATTTGAATTTTTTTCTTCACAAGTATATTGTTGTCCTGAAAAATTTCCCCAAAGCTCATTCCATAAAAATTTAAAATCTTTAGTTAGTATTTTATTTTTTTCTTCGATAGTCATTTCATTTATAAGATTTTGAATATAACTAACATTATAAAGAGGGTATTTTCCTCTTATAAAATCTACATATCCTAGCGTATCTTTTCTACATATTAATAAATATTCAAGATTTCCCTGCATATCTTTTTTAAAACAAGCTATTCCTGAACTAGTAATTGGTTTTTTACATGAATGGAATAGATGTCCTGATCTTCCACAATTGTTGCAAAACTGATATGGTTTATTCATTTAAATATAAATGTAGCTTTGTTTTTATTATTTTTTATTAATATATATTATATGAGAAGGTACTATGAAAAAAGAACTAGGAATCGTAAAATGCGTAAAAAAAGAAGAACTAGGAAACGTAAAATGCGTAAAAAAAGAAAAATAAGAAGAAAATCAAGAAGGAAAAAAAGAGGAGGAAATGAACCAAACTGGCTCGATGTATGTGATGCAAAATACAATGATGCAAACTATAGGCATTTAACTAACCTTCAAGCCGACCGTTATTGTAGAAGAAAAACAAGTAGTAGAAATTCAAAGTGTATCGATGGTGAATGTAAATTTATAGAAAATACTAGACATAGAAATGATCCTAGTTCAATGTATGACGATGATTTGAGGAGGAGATTCGACGAATTGCGGGATGGGACTGTTGACCAACGGGAAAGACAGAGACAAGCGAATATAGACGTAATAAATCAACGCTTGGCAAGCAGATCTGTATCACCAGATGCCGAAACAAACTGAAAAAAAAGCACTATTATAAAGTTTTATGAATAAATATGATTAAAATTATATTTATTGATATAAAATGACATTAAACCCATATGTATGGTTACCACATTTTGAATTTACATTACAAACGATAGCTGTTCAATATCCAAAAAAACCAAATGAAGTTACAAAGAAAAAGTATTATGAATTTATTAGTAATATACCAGTATTTTTTCCAATAAAACCATTGGGAAAATCTTTTTTAATTATGTTGAATAAATATCCCGTAACCCCATATTTAGATAGTCGTACAGCTTTTATGAAATGGACGCATTTTACAATAAATAAATTGAAAGAAAAACTAGAACTGCCACAAGAAAATTTTTATGAAAGTTTAGAGAAATATTATCATAATTATAAGCCAAAAGAAATAATAGACCAAGAAAATTATGATAGTAAAAAGAAGTATATAGAAGGCGGTGCAATAATATTATTAATAGCTTTTATTTACTATATATACAATAATGATTAAGATAAATAGATATTATCCACCAAAACCATTTTATGAAATGACAATAGAAGAACTACAAAAATTTGTTAAATTACAGAATTATAAAGATAAAAAAAATAATAGAAAAAAGAAAAAAAGGAAAACAAGAAGAAGATATAATAACAAAAATAAAACACGTAAAAATATAAATTAAATATATATGGGAATTGATAAATGGATATTTTTAATAACAGTATTTTTAATGGCGGATACATATTATGATGGAAAATATACAAAATGGTTAATATCAGGTAGGAAATATTATAAAATGATTACTTACGGAATGATAGGATTATCATTATATATTTTTATAAAAAGACACCCGACGGAAGCAAAAGGTATGATGGGACATGCTTCAGATATAGTTAAATATTTACCGGTAGATAGAGAAACAACTGATTTATTAACGCCGTTTTTAGATTTTACAAATGCGAATCAAAAAATAAATAGTATGGTTCAACCAGTGCAACAAACAATGAATTTTCAATCGCCGCAACGTTCGAGAATGATGAGTTCAGGTTTAGGAAATTCAAAAAGAAGTGTAAGTGAAACTAAAAAGAAATATATTGCTTCACAACAAAATTGGAAATGTGCTGATTGCGGTAATCAATTGACACATACATTTGAAGTGGATCATAAGATTGATTTACAATTTGGTGGTTCGAATCATGTAACAAATTTAACAGCAAAATGTGTTGGTTGTCACAAAAATAAAACAGTAGCACATAAACTACAATAATTTTATATAAATTAAATATAAATAGATATGGATTTTAATAATATACAAGCAGATTATTTTGATGTAAAAAACGGAGTAATTTCATTCACATCTGTATTAATATATGCACCATTAGTCCTATTAGTATTATATATAATTTATTTATTTATACCATTGTTGATAAGTGGCATACAAGGGGGGCAGAATATAACAGAAATATTAAAAACAATAATGAAAAAAATAGCACAAGTATTTTATCTTGTATTCAGACCAATAATATTTATATTGAAAAAGATAATAGGCGGCATAGTTTATTTATTTGGAGATGCTTGGTCTGGTAAAAATAAATTGACGACTATAGTTTGTTTAATATCATTTATAATGGTGATTACGTCAAGTTTATTTTTTGCTTATGGAACACCTGAAACAATAGGAGTCTATGGTAAAGTTATAACACCAGTATTAATTACCTTATTAGCAGTTTCAGTAGTATATGTTTTTATGGTATTTAATAGGTCAATGAAAGATACTGACGCAGATAGTAATAAATTTCCAAAGTATAAAGATTTTTCAGAACAAACGGCTTGGTTATTTAGAAGAACGAATATGTATTTATATGCAGTTGTTTGCATGATTGTTATTTTGGGAGTATTGGGTTTAGGTGCTTGGTATGTGTTTTCGTCAGGTAAAGACGGAGGATATGCGGCTACACAAGTATCGATGTTAATAGGGATGATAATATTATTGGGTATAACGCACACGGTTTTTAAAAGTATGAATATTTACAGATATTTGGCTCAAAATAGATTTTTACAGTTAATATATAATTTTATATTTTTAATACCTTGTACGTTAGTTGATATTGTGAATTATTTATATAAAGAAGCAGAACACACACCAAAAATAGCATATTACATTTTAGGAGTTGAAATGATTATAATATTGTTATGGATATTAATACCAATAATAATGAAGAAACTATATTTGAGTGTTAATCATGAAAAGACCGGATCTTGGACTTATGAAACTAAAGCGGTTCAAGATGGGATAGATCAATTGGAAAGTGAAATAGCAAATTTGAAAAATATACATCCATCGATCGAAACATATTATTTTTGGTCTCAGGTAATGAAAAATAAATTATACTTAAATGGTAAATCAGAGGAATTAAAAGCGTTAATATTGAAATACGATATTAAACAAGAGAAAATAATAGAAAATATAATAAATGACGTCAAAGTTCACACTGAAAAAATATTCGAAAAACAACAAGAGATAGTAGATTTAAAAGCACAACTAGAAATAATAAATAAAAAATATGAGAAAGAAGATGGAGTTCCAGTATCAGTTATTTTACAAAATCAACCTTCAAAATTAGACAAAAAAAGACTGATAGGTGATTATGAAAAATTAAGAAAAAATGGTGTATTGCCCCTTAATGATTTTAGTTATGACTATGGTATTTCATGTTGGGTTTATATAAATAGTACACCGCCAAACCACTATAAAAAAAAAGATAGAAATTTGTTAAATTTTAGTAATAAACCAAAAATATCATATAATCCTCATAAAAACCACATAGTAATATCTACAAGAATAAGAGATAAAACACGAGGTGCTATACATAAAAAACACTACATAGAAAAAATAAAATTACAAAAATGGATCAATTTAGTAATAAATTATGACGCGGGTATTTTAGACGTTTTTATGGATGGCGAATTAGTATATTCACAACCAGGTTTAATTCCGTTTATGTCAACAGATACAGTAGTAGTTGGCGATACTGAAGGTATAAAAGGGGGAATATGTAATGTTGTATATTTTGCTTCGCATATATCCAAAACAAGAATAAAAACAAACTATAATTATTTAAAGAACAATAATCCACCAGTTATTTAGATAAATTTCTAAATGTATATTATATTATGGAATTAAAAACAGTATTGTTATGGGTAATTGTTGTTCTTGTCTTGTACTTAACATATTACTACTTTTTTAGAGATACAAGTGTTGCTGATTTAGTAGGAATGCATAACGCGCGAGTAGCACAGGTAATAGCACCAGAAAAACTGCCAGGTGGAGCAGGAACACTTGATTTCACCTTTTCCATTTGGGTTTATGTAAATAACTGGAACTATTCATATGGAAAAAGAAAAATGATCTTGCGTAGAACAAATGTGAAGAATGAAGTATGTCCTCAAGTTTCTTTAGCAGCTACAACAAATGATTTAGAAATTTTATTATCCACTTATAGTGGTTCGGAAGCATCTTCTTCAAACGAAGCTAGTTGTGGTGTCAAAAATATTCCTTTACAAAAATGGGTTCATATCCTAATGACAACCCAAAACAGAACTCTTGATGTATACATTGATGGTAAATTAGTCAAAACGTGTATGCTTGGTGGTGTAGCAAAAATGGATCCTACTGCTCCATTACAATTGTGCCCTGAAGGTGGTTTCTCAGGTTTCACATCTAAATTAAGATACTATGCTAGATCAGTCAATCCAAGAGAAGCTTATGAAATCTATAGAGAAGGTTTCAGTGATAGTTGGGGTGCCATCACAAACAGATACAAAGTTAAATTGGCATTCTTTAAAGATAATAACGAAGTCAATTCATTTTCATTGTAAATTATCTATATACATATTATATACAGATAATGTCATATTCAAGTTTTGGAAATAGTTATGGGCAGTCTGGCGGTATCGCCGCTGATTTAGGAAGTGCTGCTGGAAATATACAGGGTGGTTTAAGCGCAGGTTTAGGAAAATTTAAAAATAATAAATATGTTTCGGGCGCAACCGACTTTCTTTATTCAAATTCTTTAGTAGCTAAGGTTACATTTTTAATTTTGGCTGTATTGATTTTTGTATTCTCAATGAGAACAGGAACACAATTGTTGTCGTGGTTAATGACACCTAACCCTAACCCTATTTTGATGAAAGGTATGAAATCGGGTAAAAAGTTTTTAAGAATTATACAAGACCCTAGGCATAGAGATGCTATACCAGTCTTAAAATCGAAAAACGAAAGAGAAGGTATTACATTTACCTACTCAGTTTGGTTATATATTGAAAATTTAGTATATAAATCCGGACAACGTAAACATATATTCCACAAAGGAACAGGTAAATTTGGAACACAAAGCAAACCATGGAGAGCAGAAGGCGGTAAAGAAATTCAAACCAAAGACATGGCTTTCCCTAATAATTCTCCTGG